GGTTTTCTATAAAAAACAAGATTACGAGCCTTTCGCTGTGCCAATGGGTTACCCAGTTCTGGAGGACTTAAACGCAAAAGCGGAGATGAAGAAAATCGATATGGCTATCGCTCGCACAATGCAGCAAGCAATATTACTCGTTACAATGGGTACTGACCCAGACAAGGGAGGCGTCAATCAGAAAAACCTAGAGGCCATGCAGAAGCTGTTTACCAATGAATCTGTTGGTAGAGTTTTAATTGCTGATTATACGACTAAAGCGGAATTCATTGTTCCTAACATTTCTGCTCTTTTAAATTCTTCCAAGTACGAAATTTTTGAAAGAGATATTAGGATAGGTCTTAACAATATTCTAATCGGAGAAGGTGAGAAGTTCGCCAATGAGAGCATCAAGGTAAAAGTCTTCATCGAAAGACTCAAGCAAGCTAGAGAGATTTTTATAAATGAATTCTTAGGCCAAGAAATAAAAAGAATTTCCAAGATCATGGGATTCAAAAGCGTTCCGACTCCCCACTTCGATGATATTGATCTAAGGGATGGCCTTTCTTATAGTCGAGTTTACACTAGACTTATTGAGCTTGGAATCTTAACTCCAGAGGAAGGATTGGAGGCTATCGAAAAGGGAAGACTACCCGACGAAAGTTTAATCCCTCAATCTCAAAAAGAGTACAGAGAAATGAGAGACAAGGGATTCTTCGAGCCATTAATCGGGGGTGCAAAAGCAGCGCCTCAAGACAGGGGCGGGGACGACAACGAAAAAGAAGAGCCAAAAGATAAAGAAGAGAATGAGGTTCCAAATCAAGTTGGTAGACCCGCAGACTCGAAAGGACCAAGAGAAGAAGGCGAGAGAGCGCCTATGGGCGGCGAAGTAGTTTCTAGTTTTTATAGCTTGGAAAAAGTAAAGAATAACTTAATACAAGCACAAAAACTAAATCTTGAAGTTGAAAAACACTTAAGAAGCAAGCATAATAAGAGAAAGTTAAGTAACGCTCAAAAGGATATAGCTAGTAAGATCACTGAGACCATTATAGCTAATGAAGAACCGGAAAACTGGAGTAAATCAGTTAAAAAATATTCTTCTAATCCAGTTGACCATAACCCAGATAGAATAGAAAAAGTAAATGACATATCCTACGAGCACGGTTTAGATACATATCTATCTAGTATTTTATGCGCTAGCAAAAAAGAGGATTTATAATTATGAGTGAAGAAAACGACAACAAAATTGAAGATGTAGTCAGCTACAACGTTGACATTGATTTTGACTGCGATATTCCAGAAATTCCAGTACCAGAACCACAAGAACCAGATGCAGAAATAGAGGATGAATTTGAAGCTTCCTTCAAGTTCGCTTTTATTGGTGCTGGCCAAGGCGGTTCTCGCGTTGCTGAAACTTTTCATAAAATGGGATACAGAAAAGTTTGCGTTCTAAACACAGCCCAGCAAGACCTCAATACGATTAAGTTAGAGGACGAAAGAAAACTTTGTATCGGAGAAGGTGGCGCAGGGAAGAACCCTAAAAAGGCTGCTGAAAAATTCACAGAAAGAAAAGATGACACTATTGACTTCATGAGAAAAAATTTCGGTAATGAAATCGATAGAGTATTTGTATGCGCTGGAGGAGGCGGCGGAACGGGAACGGGTACAGGTATCCCAATTGCAAAAGCAGTAAAAGAGATGATTGGTCTCTCAGACGTAAACTGCAAGAGCAATAAAGTAGGATTGATACTAACTCTACCCAAAGTATCAGAGGGAAAGAAGGTCTGCAAAAATGCGGCAGAAGCTTTAAGCGAAGCTTACGAGCATGTAAAAGTCGGACTCATATCTCCTTTAATCGTAATCGATAACGAGAAGATAAATTCGCTGTATCCTAACTTACCCGTGGGTAAATTCTGGGAGACCGCAAATAGAAGCATCGCGGGCTTGTTTCATTTGTTTAATATGACTGCAAATAAAGACAGCAGCTTCTCTTCTTTTGACGCTAATGATTATAAGCATGTTTTAGATTCTGGGATGCTGTCTTTCGGCGCTTCTCCTGTAAGAGAGTGGAAAGATACATTCTCAATCTCCAAGTGTGTTAGAGATAATCTAAAGAATAATCTACTTACAGGTGGAGTCGATTTATCTACTGCTAACTCAGCGGGAGTAATAGTAATAGGAAGCAATGAGATACTCAATGAGTTGCCTCAAGAAAATCTAGATCATGCCTTCGAGCAGTTTTCTAGAATGATGAAAGGCAACAGTACCGTACATAGAGGAATCTATAGCGGAACTAAACAAAGCTTAACCGTATACACATGTATGGGGGGATTTGATAGACCGAACGAAAAAATAGAAGAGCTAAATAAGTACGCTAGTTCTTAAAAAATCGTTTGACTTTAAAAACTTTCCCGCTAGGTTTGCGGGGAACATTAATAAACCTAAATATTATGGCTACTAAAAAAGAAGAAGTAAAACCCGGTTATAAAAGTACCGAGTTTTGGATCACGGTTTGCGTCACTTTGGCATCTCTCGCATGGGGTGCAGGAGTCGTAGACCCAGAGGGCAGTTCGAATGCAGATAAAGTTTTTGGTTTTATCTGTTCTGCTGCGGCAGCTTTGGGTTACACGATTTCCAGAGGTCTCGCTAAGAAACAAGACTAGGCTTTATGGGGTGGCTAACTGCATTGTTTAAAGCCGTTTTAGAATGGCTCTCTGCTGAGGTAAAGAAAGATACTAAAGCGAGCGATGCAGATGTTACGCCTAAAGACCTAAAGGATAAGTGGCGGAAACGTATAGAAGAACAAGAAAGAAAGATGAAAGATGAAAAAGACTCTGATTCTAATTCTAATTAGCTTACTTCTAGTTGGCTGCGGATCAACTCGCGTTGTCTTTGTTGATACTCAGTCCAACCTAGTCCGTATCGGTCCAGATGTTTCTGGAAAAGTCTATGTCCAAAAGAATGGAGAATGGGTTCTTTCCAAAAACAAGATAAAGTTACCGGAAGGATGGTACGCTGGCGGCTTACCTGTTGATGACTAAAATAATTAAAAATATAAATAAACACAGAGAGGCTTTTGCCTCTCTTTTTTTGTGGCGAGATGTTTTTTAAGTTAGTTTGGCGATTTTAAGTGTAATTATAATCGACCATGAACTACAAAAATAACACAGAAAAAATGTCTCCTAGCAATAAGGCGGGATGGAGAGTTGATGATTTTTTCAAGAAGCTTAAAGATTTCTTCCAAGGAAAATATTTTATCGGCATCTTGTCTTCGGCACTTGTCTTCTTTCCCGTGATGATTGTACAGAAGCAAAATCAAAAAGCAGAGATTCTTCGTATGCAAGCTGATTTTGAGGGAGAGCTCGTTAATCAACACAATGAATTTATGGATATGAATTCTAAATTTAGGAAAAGCTTTATAGAAATGCAAAGAGAGCTATACCAAAAGAATCAAGAAGTTATGATTCAAAAAGAATTCATTATAGAGCTTGGAGATAGAATTAAAAATTACAGACAAGCGATAGAGAGATACAACGAGACTATAAAGCAGTTGTTAAAAAAGCCTAATCAAGACAGAAGCAAATCAGAGGCTTAAAAATGAGATATGAAAATAGAAGTAAAGGACATAAAGAAATCCAGTTTTCCTATTACTAGTCTTTTGGCTGGTATATTAGTCGTGTCTTTGCTTGTAGCTAGTTTGGTTTTGAACTTCTATCAATTTAAGATAATAAGTTTATTAACTGAATAGTTAGTTTTTTTTTATTTATTGTTGTATATTTTTTTTTATTTTAGTGTATATACTTATGTTAACTTTTAAAGTTTATTAAAAAGATGAGCGATACTCCGAAAAAGAACATTAAGCTTACAAAGCTTACCGCAGATTATTTCGTTCATCACTCGGCTAATAGAGGAATAGAAATAGACCTCACCGCCAACTTAAACACTCAAAGCGAACCCAAGGGAGAAGAAGGGGAAACTGGATGCTCTGGAGAAGATCAGCAATTAAAGGCAATAGACTTTTCTAATAGAATTATTTGCGCTTTAGAAAATAAAGCTAAAAATTTCAACAAAGAGCACTCACCCAAAAGAGTTACTGTTAATAGATTAAAGTCTATATACTGCTCTGTGGTTTCTACTTGCTCTGAGTCGGATAATAAAAACTTGATAGGATTCACTAGAATCAACCAATTTTTACATACTATATCTAATTTTGATTCTTTAGGTAAAGTTAAGTATGATTTAGTGCTCGAAGAGTTAGACTTTTGTAGCGAAGCTCAAGACGGTGACTTTATTAAGGATGCGGAACAAGATATAGAAGAATTTAATTTAAATTTTGAATTTAAGAATCTAAATGAACTTTTTATCGAAATTCCGAAAGCTTCTCTTGGATATGAAATCGAATTTTAACCAACCTAAGTTTACAACTTCTTTTAGTTCTGAGCTAAAGCCTTTGGTTTCAGAAGAAAAAGATAAATTTCTATCTTACGCATCTCTACAGGAGATAGGAGACTTCATCCCAGATGTGGACTCTGACAGAGATATTGATCTGCTTCCGGTTGCATTTAATGCCTGTGTTATAAATAGAGTAAACAAGAACGGCGATGTAATCGACTCTGTTTCTGCGACAGATATATATAAAAACTTCATTAACAAGCCAATTAATATCGAACATAACCGAGAAAAGGTTATTGGAGTTATATTGACGGCTGGGTTTAGCGAGTTTGGCACTGACAAGTCGCTAACGGAAGAACAAGCCTCAGAATTGAATGTTCCTTATAACATTACATTGGGTGGTGTTCTATGGAAGATCGTAAACGGTAACATTACTAGCTTAGTAGAGGAGGCTAGTGATCCTACCAGTGAATTTTACAAAAAGATTTCAGCTAGCTGGGAGCTAGGCTTTAGTGAATACGAAATTGCCGTCCTTAAGGATGACAATAAAGATATAGCTGAAGCAGAATATATTTCAGACGTAGAACAAATAGACGAGATGAAAGCCTTTCTTAAGGGCTTTGGAGGAAAAGGAAAGCTAGAAAACGGTAAATCTGTTTACAGAAAGATTGTAGGCAGTATAGTTCCGCTAGGTATTGGCTTGACTGAGAATCCCGCCGCTGAAGTCGAAGGGGTTCTTACTGAAAAACACAAGGTAAAAGTAGAAGATTCCAAAGAAAATCTAGAAGTAGAAAGCTCTGAGGATGACCAACAAGAGGAAGAAGGAGTAGAAAATAACTTAAACAAGTCTGAAATCACAGAAAACATTTCACAAATTGAAGAAAATGATGTAATTGAAGATAAGGATTGTCTTATGGAAATCAAAACTATTAGCGATATCACAGAGGAAAATCTGAAGCAGATTACCGCTTCGGCTGTTTCCGATTATATCGAGACTGAACTCAAGAAGGCTTCTGAGCAATTTAACGCTGAGAAGAAAGAGATTTCTCAGAAACTCGAAGAGTCGGAACAGCAGAACGTCACTCTTGCTGAAGATATTAAAACACTGAAGAGCGACTTCGATTCTGTCCAGTCTGAGCTTGGAACTCTTAAGGCTGAAAAGTCTGAGAGAGAAGCGACTGATAGATTCAATGAGCGTATGTCTCTTCTAGACGAAAATTATGAGCTTTCCGCTGAGGAAAGAGAAGTTATTGCTTCTGACATCAAAGACCTCGACGATGAGGCTTTTGAAGCTCATATGAACAAAATTTCTGTCCTTCTTTCTCATAAGGATCGTAAAGCCATCGCTGAGGCTAAGGAAGCTGAAGAAGCTGCCGCCGCCGAAGAGAAGGTTGCTGAAGAAGCGGTTGCTTCTGAAGACGACTCCGAAGCTGAAGAAGTGGTAGAAGAGGCTATCGATCAAGCCGAAGTTGAAGGAGAACAAATTCCTGTTTCTACCGCCGCTGAAGAGGAGACTCTTGGTGATAGATACAAGAAAGCTTTTAGCATCGACAAATTCGATATCAAACTTTAAATCAACTATTTATTGGAGTAATAAAATATTATGGCAACTAAATTAGGTCAATTCAGAGATTACGACGAGCACGATGTAATCAATCTGTTTACCCTCAATGAGGATGCAATCGGTACTGATGGCGGAGTAACCAATGGTCACTTCGTTAAGATTTCAACCGCTAGCGGTTGGATGAACACCGATGAGCTACAGATGATTGGTGCTGCTGGTCAAGATTATAACAACACCGAGTCTCAACGCTACGGAGTAAATGCTAAAGTGGTTCTGGCTGACGCCAATGATCCCGTTTTGGGCATGATGCTCTATGATTGCAAAGAGACCGATGAAAACGGAGAGAAACTTCTCTACAATCCTCGCAAAGCTGCTGAGATGGGCGTTACCATCAGTGGTCAGTCTTGCCCGATTGTAACTAAGGGAATCTTCTCTTATAGCGGTTCTGTTCTCGCTACTGATCAAGTAGCTGGCACTGGCCAAGCACTGTACGTAGACGCCAATGGCGAACTTACCACTACCGATGGCGGTGGCACTAAAGTTGGTCAATGTCTTGGCTCTAAGGACACCAATGGTCATTTCTTGATCCGTATCGATCTGTAATTTAAACACTCAACGGAGAATAATTAAAGATGAAATTGAAATTAAAAAACACTCCAGAACAAGTTGAGCTTATTAAGGCTATGGGTTCTAAGAACCAAACCGAAGCTCGTGAAGCCAATGAGGCTTTCGCAGCTTTTGTTGGCCCTGTAATCCAAGAAGTTCTGAATCACGCAGGTACTGCGAGTGCTGTCTATACCGACGCTCCTTACGACGAAGATGATAGCCCAAGCTTTCCTCTTGATCTGTACTACAATGCTAGCGATAATCATGTTAGCGTTTGGTCCCAAAACATGGCTGGCGGTCTTCCTTCCAGTCACGTAGAGGGCATGAACGAGCTTAAAATCGCTACCTATCGTTTGGATAGCGCGGTTAGCTTCCTTAAGAAGTATGCTCGTCGTGGTCGCTTGGACATCGTTAGCAAGGCTGTTGAAAGAATGGCTCAAGAGGTTCTTGTTAAGCAAGAGCGTAACGCTTGGGCAGTTATCCTTAAGGCTCTCGCTGAGGCGAGCACTGGTAGCGAAGACCATTTGGTTGCCGCTGGCACTGCTGGTCAATTTGGCGTAGCTGACTTGAGCACTCTGATGACTCGCATCAAGAGAATCAATCAGTCCTTCGCTGGTGGTACTCCCGAAAATGCTTACAGCAACGGAATCACTGACCTTTACGTCAGCCCCGAAGTTAAAGCTGAAATTCGTGGATTCGCTTATCAGCCGATGAACACCAGAACCGTCGATGGTTCTACTGGCACTCCTGCTGGTAGCTCGACTGCCCTTCCTTTACCGGATGCAGTTCGCGAAGAAATCTATCGTAACGCTGGTTCTCAAGAAATCTTCGGTGTTAACATCGTAGAGATGAACGAGTTCGGTAAGAGCCAGAAGTACAACACCCTGTTCGACGAGTTCGACAGCGGTAATATCTCCCCAGATGGTGGCACGTTCGCTACTGCTGGTGAAGAGGTTGCTGTCGGTATCGACAACAGCAGAGGAGCTTTCATTCGTCCGGTTGCTCAGCAATCTGACAGTGGCAGCACCTTCGTTGCTCTTGCTGATGATCAATACACTTCCAGACAAGAGAAAATGGGCTTCTATGGCTCTCTCGAAGAAGGTCGTGTCTGCATCGACGCTCGCGCCGTATGCGGTATCATCATCTAACAGGTTAATAAACTTAATCAAAGCCCCGCTTCGGCGGGGCTTTTTTATTGCATTTTTTAAATTTAAGTGTAATCTTTATTAAAGGAAAATTTATGCCTAGAAAGAAAAGCACATCTAAAGCCTCAGCCAAGAAGCCTAAACTAGAAAATTTAGCTCAAGCTGATGGTAGAGACGATAGCAAACAAGAAACAGTAATCGAAAGCAAGGCTAGAACTCTGAGCCAAGTTTGGGGTGATGATGGATTGTGGAAATATAGCACAATGGATTCCGATGAGTATAACGTTCAATTGGATGAAATGAATAAATCCGACTTACAAGCCCATGCTCAGTCCGTAGGTTTGATTCCGATTGATGATGTTGTTTTGCTCAGAAAAAGACTCAAAAACGAGTTTAAGAGTCACGTCGCTAAATACAAAAACATCGACCAACCTAAACAAACCACCGACATCTCAAAAGAGGCGATGAATATACTTAAAGAAGGTAGATAAAAGAAAAATATTAAATTTTTTGTGCTCCTTTTGTGTAATAACAGGGGGAGCTTTTTTTATGGCTACTAATTATAATTTAAATATAACTCAAGGATCAGACTTCAATATCCGATTGGCCGCTAAAGACGAAAACGGCACTCCTATAGATTTGACTAATTATTCAGTGAGCGGTCAAGCGAAACGAAGATACTCTGACGCTACGCCTTTGTTGAATTTGTCTCCAAGTAGGGTAGACGGATTTCTTGAAAGTGGATACATAGATATAAACATACCCGCCGAAACTGGCAAAACTTTACCCGTGGTTCAAGGCGTATATGATGTTGAAATATACTCTGGAACATATCACCAGAAAGTGGTACAAGGTCGAATCAACGTATACCCAGAAGTAACGAGCTAAAATATGGCAACTGTAGACGTGATAGTTACAGGCAGTTCCCCCACTGCCGACGTAATAGTAAAAGGCCAGACGGTCTCTGCTTCCGCAGAGATTAAAGGTAGTCAAGGGCCAACTGGCCCAGTTGGTCCTGCTGGCCCTGCTGGCGGCGCTGGGCCTTCTGGCCCTACTGGTCCTACAGGAGCGACGGGCTTAGATAATTTCGTAAAAGAATTTACTGTAACTGTAGCCAATCCGGGTTCTGGGAATAAGTATTATATAGATTCATCTCTTACTCCTACTTTAACCCTATATAGAGGCTTCTCTTATAAGTTCGTATTGTCGGATTCCTCAAATAGCGAGCACGTACTAAAGTTCTCCACTACCTCAGACGGAAGCCACAACTCTGGAACTGCTTATACCGATGGAGTGACTAGTTATGGTACTGAAGGCAATTCTGGTGCTTATACAAGACTTAAAGTTGGCCATTCGGCTCCATCTACTCTTTATTATTTTTGCAATAATCACTCTGGAATGGGTGGGACTATTAGC